AAATCAGGTACTTCTTTAATAAGACAACTTGTAGATGCGGGTACGTTATCTAAGTTGCCCGGTGGGTCTAAGACTAAAGGATTACGAGTTAAAGGTGATGATGCGCCGATTAGTCCGGCAGAGTTTAGAGATGTAGATGTACCGAGCGGTTCTATAAAAGACAATATTATGCCTTTGCCGTACAAAGAGCCTAGCAACGTGCTTTATACTTTATTGGGTAACATTGTTGATGAAGGCAGAAGATTTGCTAGTGCCGCAGATTTAAAAATATCGGATATGTCTGCAAATAGCCCGGTGGGAACAACTCTAGCTATATTAGAAAGAACGCTAAAAGTTATGTCTGCCGTACAAGCCAGAGTCCATTATTCTATGAGGCAAGAATTTAAGCTACTCAAGAATATAATAAGGGACTACACACCGGATAAATACAACTATAAACCAGAAAGCGGTACGCCTATGGTAAAGAAGTCAGATTATGACATGGTAGAAGTTTTACCTATATCTGACCCTAATTCTTCTACAATGGCTCAAAAGGTAGTGCAGTATCAGGCTGTTATGCAAATGGCACAGGCTGCTCCTCAAATATATGATTTACCTAGATTACATAGACAGATGTTAGACGCTATGGGAATTAAAGACGCAGCTAAATTAGTTAAGTTAGAGGATGATGAAAAACCTAAAGATCCAGTATCAGAGAATATGAACGCATTAAAAGTTAAACCCCTCAAAGCGTTTTTGCATCAAGACCACGATGCACATATACTAACTCACACTACATTTTTAAATGATCCAACTATGGCGCAGATTATTGGACAGAATCCGCAAGCAAGAGCAATAGCTGCAGCTTTACAAGCACACATTGCAGAACATTTTGGGTTTAAATATAGAGTACAAATTGAGCAACAACTTGGCGCACCATTACCAAAACCAAACGCAGAGATACCAGAAGAATACGAAGCTCAAATATCTCGTTTAGTGGCTCAAGCTGCACAACAACTATCGCAAAACAATTTAACTGCTGCAGCGCAGAAAAAAGCCCAACAACAAGCGCAAGATCCTATTATTCAAATGCAGCAACAAGAATTACAAATTAAAGCTCAAGATGCTGCTAGAAAAACACAAAAAGATCAGGCAGATATTGCTGTTAAACAAGCTCAGATTGCTGTTGAACAAGAGCGAATCGCTTCACAAGAGCGCCAAGCGCAGCTTAATACTTTAGCTAAAGCAGTCACAGATGATGCTAAATTAGAGGAGAAGCAGTCTAGCCAGATGATAAAAGCTATGGTAGATGAGCAAAAAGCAGAGAATCAGGCTGATAACGCACTAGCTCAAAGTTTAATACAACAGGCAATAAATACGCCAGATGAACAACCTACACAACAACCCCCTCCAGAGGAGCCTAAAGAGTAATGGATGTGTTAGAAACACTATTAGATAAATATCAATCTGATATTGATAGACTACAAGAAACTTTAGCTAGTGGATCAGCTAAATCTTACGACGAGTATAAAAAAATTTGCGGTACGGTTAAGGGTCTTACCATCGCATGTAATTACATAATAGACCTACAAGAAGCAAACGAAAAGGGTGAATACGAAGATGACGACTGAAAATGAAGATAAAGCTACACAACTACCAAAACCTTCTGGGTACCATATTTTATGTACAGTACCTAATGCTGAGGAAAAGTATGATAGCGGTTTGCTAAAAGCTGATACTACAAAGCATTTTGAAGAAGTTCTTAGTACCGTATTTTTTGTAGTAAAAATGGGAGCTGATTGTTATAAAGACAAAGATAGGTTTCCAAGCGGTCCTTGGTGTAAGGAGGGTGATTTCATTTTAGCCCGACCGAACTCAGGGACTAGAGTAAAGATACACGGTAAAGAATTTCGTTTAATCAATGATGACAGCGTGGAAGCAGTAGTTGAAGATCCACGAGGTATATCACGAGCATAGGAGATAAAGATGGCTGAAGCACAAAACTTACCTAACGAAGAGGATGTTAAAAAACCTGAAGCTGAGGTAAAAGGGGAAGAGGTAGAACAAAAAGCGTCGGATTTTGAAGTAGAAATTGAGGATGACACCCCTGAACCGGACCAGAACAGGAAAAACCTTCCAAAAGAATTGGTGCAAAAACTAGATTCTGATGAGCTAACTGAGTACGACGATAAAGTAAAAGATAAAATATACCAACTTAAAAAAGTTTGGCATGATGAACGTCGTGAAAAAGAAAGAGTGGCAAGAGAAAACCAAGAAGCTATAAAAGCTGCTCAAAAATTAATGGAAGAAAACAAAAAACTAAAAAGCCAATTTGCAAGCACAGCGCAAAACGCAGTTGATTTAGAATTAGAAGCTGTTAAAAAACAATATAAGGATGCTTACGAATTAGGAGATAGTGACAAAATTTTAGAAGCACAACAAAAACTTAATGATGTTAATTTTAAAGTGCAAAAAATAAAATCTTTACAAACTACCGATAATAGTGTAAAAGATAATAAAGAAGAACAAGCACCCGCTGCTCTGCCGCCTGACGCAAAGGCTTTAGAATGGCAGAAAAAGAATGACTGGTTCGGACAAGACGAAGAAATGACGAGCCTTGCGTTAGGGTTGCATGAAAAGTTGGTTAAACAACATGGACCAGCTTATGCTACAACGGACGAGTATTACGGTCGTATTGATGATACAATGCGAAAACGTTTTCCAGAAAATTTCGACACCAATTCTGAAGACGCTGAAGTAGAAACGAAAGAAACTACGAAAGCAAAACCTGCAGCAGTTGTTGCTCCAGTAACACGAACGACTTCTTCAAAAAAAATACGGTTAACAAGATCACAGGTAAATTTGGCGAAGAAATTAGGATTGTCACCAGAGCAATATGCTAAAGAAATGATTAGATTGGAGAATAGAAATGGCTGAAAAGCGTACAAATAGATTACACGAAAACAGAGCTTCAAAAGAAAGACCAAAGACTTGGGCACCCCCCTCTTCATTACCGGAAGTTATTCCGTTACCCGGATGGAGATATCATTGGAAGCGAATAGCTTTACTAAATGAACCTGACCCTAGGAACATATCTATGGCTCTTAGAGAAGGTTATGAAATGGTTAAAGCTGAAGAACAACCTCATATACAAATAGTATCTGATGTTAATTCCAAATATCCCGGCTGTATAGAGATAGGTGGTTTAGTTCTTTGTAAAATTCCTGAAGAGCTCGTTAAACAACGTAATGATTTTTATCTAAATAAGGCAAACCAACAAATGGAGTCTGTGGATAATAATCTTATGAGACAAAGTGATCCAAGAGCGCCAATATTTAAAGAACATAAATCTTCGGTGTCTTTTGGTAAAGGTAAATAATTTTAATTAGGAGATAAAAATGGCAGCTACTGCTTCCCCTTTTGGGCTAAGACCTACCAATATGATTGGTGGTGCGCCCTATAATGGCGGTGCTATTAGACACTATCATGTGAAAGCTAATAACTCTGCCGCTATTTTTAATGGTGACTTAGTTGTATTAAGTTCCGCTGGACTTCCAGCCGCTGTAGCTTCTACACCTTTGGCTAACGATTTGCAATCTACATCTGCAAATGGTACACCAGGTATCGTAGGAGTTATGGTTGGAGCTAGATACATTGATGACAATGGTGTTCAGCAATTTAGACAATTTCTTCCCGCTAATGCTACAACTTCAGGGTTTACAGAAATCAAAGTAATGGTTAATGATGACCCCAGACAGTTGTATAAAATTCAAGGTAATAATTCTTTAGGTACGTTTAACAGTGGTACAGGTGGATCTGGTTTTGCTGGTGCTGTTGGTAAAAACGGACAGTTGGATTTTAGTACATCTGGTAGCACGAGCACAGGTAATTCAGGCGTAAGTCTTAAAATTGACGCTAATGGTAGTAATTTAGCAGCAACTGAAACTTTCGCTGTAAGAATTATTGATGTTGTTGAAGGTACTGAGGGTGATAGTTTCCCTGAGTTTATTGTTAAATTTAATGTTGGCGTACATGCGTATGACAACTCATTAGGCGTATAAGGAGATTTTAAATGGCTATTTCAAGAGCACAACTACTAAAAGAGCTCCTTCCCGGCTTAAATGCTTTATTTGGTTTGGAGTATCAAAAATATGCTGATGAGCATAAAGAGTTTTATGAGCAAGAAACTTCCGAGCGTTCGTTTGAAGAAGAGACAAAGCTTTCTGGCTTTGGCGCAGCCCCAGTAAAAACTGAAGGTGCTTCTGTAGAATATGACAACGCACAAGAAGCTTTCACAGCTAGATACACTCATGAAACTGTGGCTATGGGTTTTGCTATAACAGAGGAGGCTTCCGAAGACAATCTTTATGATAGTTTAGGCGCTCGTTATACAAAAGCTTTAGCTCGTGCTATGGCGTATACTAAGCAGGTAAAAGCTGCTTCAATACTAAATAAAGGTTTTTCTGGGACAGGTAATCCTACTTATGGTGACGGTAAAACTTTATTTGCAACTGACCACCCACTTGTTTCTGGTGGGACAAACAGCAATCGTTTTGCAACAGGCGTAGATTTGAACGAGACATCTTTAGAAGATGCAGTAATTCAAATTGCAGCTTGGACAGACGAGCGTGGTTTGTTAATTGCAGCTAAACCAAGAAAGTTAATTATTCCTCCTGCTCTTCAATTCGTGGCAACACGTATATTAGAAACTCAGCAGAGAACAGGGACAGCGGATAATGATATTAACGCAATAGTTAATAATGGATCTATTCCAGAAGGCTATACTGTTAATCATTATTTAACTGACACTAATGCTTTCTTTTTAACAACCGATGTACCTAATGGATTAAAGCATTTTGTCCGTACGCCTATGGCGACTTCTATGGACGGAGACTTTGATACAGGTAACGTACGTTACAAGGCTCGTGAGCGTTATTCATTTGGCGTATCTGATCCTTTGGGAATGTTCGGTTCACCTGGAGCTTCATAAACAGCAGGGGGCCTTGTGCCCCCTTGCTTTTCTAGGGTTAATTAGTCATACACACTGACCTAGCAGACATATTAGAGATTGTATGACGAGTGCTAATACACGGAGATAAAAATGGCAACAACAACATTTTCAGGCCCAATTAAAGCTGGGTCAATTAGAAACACAACAGGAACAACTGTAGGAACTAATGTTATAAACGTAGGTTCAGTTGTAATGGCTCAATCAGCAGTTATAGATATAATTGGTGCAGATTCAAACGATCAAGTTTGTGCTACTGTTCCTGCAAATTCTCAAATTGTAGATGTAATCTTAAACGTAAC